ACAGATATCCGTGTAGCTGCTGAGAAGATGCATCAACAACACGGTATCGGTCTAATGATTGTCGATTACCTGCAGCTGATAGAGGAAACACCGGGAGACAAAAACAGGACGAGGGAGCAAGCTGTATCACGTATCAGCCGAGGGTTGAAAACTATCGCTCTACAGTTGAAGATACCTGTATTAGCATTATCACAGCTTAACCGAGGAGCAAATAAACGAGCAGATAAGAAACCTACTATGGATGATCTGCGAGAAAGTGGAGCTATTGAGCAAGATGCTGATATCATTATGCTTCTACACCGTGATTGGAGGGAAGGTATCAAGACTGACAGCATGGGAGAAAGTACAGAAACGAAGGCTGACCTTATTATCCCGAAGTGGCGTAATGGCAAAACGACTAAGATAGAATTACACTTTGAGGGCCGAATCATGCATTTCACTGAATTCTCAGGAATAAAGCCCCAAGAAGAAGAACAAGACTTACCATTTTAAAAACAATATATGAACCAAGAATTTACATTCACCGGCATAGCCGCACTGACATTAACACACGTTAAGGGGACAAACAAGTCACAACACGTAGATACAAAATTTACTCTTGAGGTATCTAACAATCTTAAAAAAGAGAATTACATCGATGCTAATGGCTTGCCTGTAGCTGATGGTATAAAAGCCTTATCGCTTGCTTTTATACATGGCCTTGCAGGTAACATCCACTACGCTCATCAGAACAATATATGGGATAGTGCTCAGCATCTTCGGTTTATCATCGATGAATTAACCCGTGCGTTTGCTACTGTAGCAGATGTAGATACAGCATACTTAGATGATGGCAAGGAAGGGTAACAAGTGGACTCAGGAGGACATTGATAAGCTGCCTCCTGGTATGGTAAAAGATGCAGGTACCACCAGTAAGAAAAAACCTGTTGCATCTTCTTCACTTGAACGGATGCAGGCCTTAGGTCGCCTGAAAGATGGAGAGATGAATAAAACAGAGCGTCACTACTCTGAGCATCTCGAGCAAAGGAAACGGCTCGGAGAAATATTGTGGTACCAGTTTGAACCGATGAACCTGAAACTTGCACCGAAGTGCTTTTATAAGGTTGACTATTTGGTGATGACAGCATCCGGGCATTTAGAGGTACACGAGGTAAAAGGTTACTGGACAGATGATGCCCTTGTTAAGATAAAAGTAGCTGCTGAGAAGTTCCCCTTCCGCTTCATAGCAGTGAGATTAGTAAAAGGTGGTTGGGAAGTAAGAGAATTCTGATGGAACAAATAGAATCAGTATATGCAGTACACATAGTGGATGAGAAAGATGAGCGTGTCTTCACCAGCATTGCCCTGCTTGCAAAAGAAGTACCGGGTGTATTGAAGTCAATAAAGGTTGGTAAGAAGATGAAGAAGAAAGTCTATGATATCTGTTCAAACAAGTATGTAAACAAAATATTATAACATGGAAATATCTAAAAGACAAAGGCGAATAGCTGCTAAGAAAGCATTAAAAGAAGCACCACACAAATTTGAAGCTATCGACCTATCTATACGTCCTCATCCTGATTGGATGACAAGAGCATTCAGAAATAACCGCTTCACGGTTATGATAGATGATCAGGCAGCTACAACCCACGGGCCAGCCATCAGAGCAATGATTCAGAATCATACTGATACGCCTATTAAAAATCACTGGTCGGAGATACAGAGTATTAAGAACGAAATATTCGGAGAGGAAACAATGGCTATTGAGTACTACCCTGCTAATAGTGAGTTAGTAAATCTCCATAACATCTACTGGATATGGATATTCCCAGCTGGTGTAATCCCTAAACCGATGCATCCATAATGCAACCTGAAGTAACATATCACTGGCCAACTAAGGAGCGTGAGCTAATCGTGAAGGCGCTCAATAAGTATAGAGGTGCTATGAGTATAGAACACATTGCAGAGAAGGTACTCGGAATATCATACCCTACTCTGCATCGAAAAATCAAAGAGTATAAAATAATCAAATACAGAGTAACACTATGGGAATGAGTATAACAGTACATGACATTTTAAACAATAACTAAATATGAAAATTTACATCGCTTCAAGCTGGAAGAACCAGCACGGAGTTGAAATGCTGACTCAGCTACTCCGAGAAAAAGGACATGAGGTTATCTCATGGGTAGAAAACAACTATGGTGAAAACCACAATCACGTAACGAAGCAATTCAGCTTTGAGGAATGGATGCAAACTGAGCAATCCGAACAGTCTTTTGCATTTGACATAGATGGTGCTACTAATTGCGACCTGTTTATCTATTACGGGCCTGCAGGTAAAGATGCATGTGCTGAATTAGGTGCAGCATGGGCATCAGGTCCGCATATTATCGGCCTGACGGCAAAAGGTGAAGACCTCGGGCTCATGAGTAAGATGGTATCTGAATGGTTTGACAGGTACACAGATGTTTTGAAGTATGTAGACAAAATGGCATCTACTAAAGAAGTAATAATCAACTAAAAACAACCCCGTAGGAGGGGGTATTATATGAGCGATAATAAAATAGCAAGTGTAGTAAAGCCTACATGGCGTCAATTAAAAGAGTTCATTGACGCTCTACCTGAAAAGTATTTAGATGCCCCAATAGTATGGTGGGGAATTGAAGAAGCAGGACGAGTCGATGAAGTAATCACGTTAGGAGAAAAAAACATTTGGACACCTGAAGGGTATGTTGCTGAAAGTGAATTTGATAATGATGGTGATTTTTCAATTGAAGCAATAGGTGATACCAATAAAGTATTGGAAGCAGGGTTTCCGATTATATGGATTGAAAAGCCTATAGATATACCTGTAGCCAAGAAAAAGGTTTATCAAATCAAATTTCATGGTGAAACATTCCACGTATCAGCTGATACAGAGCAACAGGCTAAGGAAACATTGTTTAACGAGAGGGGCCTACCACGTAATGAATTTGATGAATCCTTTGAAAGTATCGTAGATGTACCTCAATCTGAATGGGTAAACATCATATTCACTCAGGAGGACAGACTAAAAGGCATGCCTGATAAAGATGATATTTCTGTAGCGGACTATATGCAAGTATTCGGTCACAAATCAGAAGTTATCTGTCATACATCTGAAGATTAACCTGACTGTTCGAGGCAGTGCAGGAGTTCAACTCTCCTGCAGGTGCAAATTCAAAATAATATGGGATATAAAAGCAATGAGTGTCCGATAAAATATACCTGTCCTGATATCGATATAGTTCAGAAGCAGCTAAAAGAATGCGCTGATAGTATAGAAGAAGAATATTACTCAGAGTCTCGTGAGCTACGTGGTATTATAAGCGATATAGAGGATTTACGTGACAGTAATTCAGGTATTCGTCAGTGGGGGGAAGAGCAGTCAGAACGTGCAGATAAAGCAGAGAATGATTTGAATGAAGCTGAAGAAAAGATATCTGAACTGGAGTATGAAATTATTGAGCTCAAAAGAAAAATTGAAGAATATGAAGCACAAGAAACTAATTAAGCGTATGCTGGCCACTAAGGCAAGTGATAAAGCCCGGGTGGTAATCGCCTGTAGAGAGATGGCAAGACTCTTAGGCGGTACCATACATCATATAACATTCGATAATCCATATAAATCTTACAAAAGATAACATGCTGCAGATATGTCCACCATCTAATACGGGGTTCATCATAGTTGAGCCTGCACCATCTGACTGGAGTAGCTTTTTTGTAATAACATTCTATGCGTGTGAGCAAGGCCTACAAAAAGAACCAGGGGACTATTATATCGGCTCCATATTTGGTGACCCCTACAATAATATATCCTTCAGAAAGAAACTGGAGAGAATCAGAGCAAAGTGCGCTATGAGTGGTATCACATTTTACAACAGCTGGGGTAGAGTTAATATTAAAGCAGTACGAAGGCAGTCGGATGATGAAAAGTACAAACGTAAACGCTCGAAGCTGATAAATGAGTACAACCGTCGAGTAGAAGCAGCGAAACAGTCATTGTACTACCATGACGAACTATTGAAACTAAATAATCAGCTGAATGAAGCATTGAAAGTAATTGCCGAAAGGTATAATCAAGATAAGGCTGAATATTTTGATAGTATTACTAAAGCAGTATAATACATATATTTGTAATCAAATAAATTACAATGCCGGACGCAGCATATCCACTCACCCGAGTACGACCATACGATATACAGGAAATCATTGAAAAATGGGGGGCTATATCGCTCGAGCTAGTCATCATTAACATGAGAGAAGGCCTCGAGTACGTTTGTCCTAAATGTTCTACTGAGGGTGATACTTCAGGTACAGGTAGATATGAGATTGAAGTTGTCAACCCGGAGGATGGCACTGTTACTACTTATAAAGTACACTGTGATGTATGCGATGGCGTAGGTAAAACTGCAGTGGAGTATGAACCCATAACGAAAATAACGGGTTACCAACCTGTACCGGTACCACCTCCTACCCCTGACTAATTTGGTTTTTTTGTTTGTTGGTTTGATATAAGCCTCTGTTTCTACAGAGGTTTTTTCGTTGTTATGAACACCTGCACATATCTATAATTGATTTGATTATTAAATAATCAATTAAATTTGTTCTTATGGATACGACATGCACAACAATTAAACTCTCAAAACTCAAGCCTAACAAGGACAATCCGCGCAATATCAGCAAGCGTAAGTTCGACCAGCTCGTTATTAACGTACTGAAATATGCCAAGTTCTTCATCAAGCGGCCTATTGTACACGAAAACTGGATTATACAGGGAGGTAACCAGCGATACCGGGCAATAAAACACATCCTCAATCTATCAGATTCCGATTTCAACAAGCTATGTCATGATAACATGCTTGATGCCTACCTACATCAGCAGTGGATAGATATACGTGCTGAAAAAGCTATACCTGCAGCATGGGTAGCTGATATGGCAGACTATACCGCTGAGGAAATAGAGGCTTTCATGATTATCGACAATGAAAATGCCGGTGAATGGGATTGGGAAGCTCTTGCCAATAAGTGGGATGAGAAGAAACTCGAGGGATGGGGTTTAGATATGAACTGGAAAGCTGGCAAAGACATGATACCAGGAGGAGAAGCTGCAGGTGCAAAACTTGTATCATTTACAGCTAAAGCCAACCCATCACATAATGACTATGCAAATCTTGAGTTTGTAATTCTCCATCCTGAAAAAGTAGCCATCATTAACACACTCGATGATATCCGTAAGTCTGAAAACTTAGAGAAGCAATCGGACGCCCTTATGTACTTAATCAATTTCTATAATAAACACAAAGCTCAATGAAAAAAAATCCATCATTCGTTTCTTTCAGCTGGACGAACGGCCTGCTGTTTGATGACTCGAGAAGCCAATTCCCTACAAAGCTGCACGCCTTAGTAGGTGAGAACACGTTAAACTTTAAACCCGGTAGTACTTACTTCGTGTACCAGTATACCGGTATGTCTGTTATAGGTACGGGTGCACACTCGTTACCTGAAGGTTACTTCGCTTCCTGTACAGCTGATAAAAAATACATCTTCGGTAATCCTGAGTGTAAAGCAATCATTGTAGAGCGTATCGATAGTAATGGTGTCTACCTGCTGGGTGGTCCTATCGAAGACAAGGGCAGGTTAGCCTATATAGATGGCTGCACCGATAGTCTGCTGATCGCTCCATGGAAAAAAGGTGAGCCTTGCCTCAATCACTTACATTTTCCTACAGGTATCAACCAAACACCACACACACACCCATCTATCCGCCTCGGGTTAGTTGCTCGTGGTTATGGTGAGTGTATTACTCCTTTCGGAAACATTCCACTCAATACCGGTGATATCTTCGCCATCCTTCCCGAGAACGGAAACACGGTACCAGGTATAGACAATGAGTTTCACCTCGAGGGTACTCATAGCTTCCGTACTGCAGATAGCACTATGGATGTTATCGCCTTCCATCCTGATAGTGACTTCGGGCCTGAAGATGAAAACCATCCTATGATAAACCGTACCATCGTTAACGGGGTGTCTGCTAATGCTATTGATGAAATTAAAACGAAACAGCATGCTTCGTGATACGATTTCAATAATAGAACGTCACGTATCAAACGCCACTCACCCGGTAATAGCTTTCTCTGCCGGTAAGGATAGTATTGTTGTCGCGCACATCTTGGTTAAGCACTTTGGCATATCCTCAGCTGTGTGCGATAACTCTTTCTGGTTTGACAATCACACCGAAGATGCCCGTACTGTTGCTACACAAATCGGCCTGAACGTGAACTATGTAGACCGTTTCGGTGATGACTACCTGCTGAGTCATCCTAAATGGCTGTTCCCTCCCGAGAAAGAGCAATCTTCTATCTATGCAGCTCGACAACAGAAAACTGTGAAAGGGTATGCAAAAAAGAATAAATGCGATGTGGTTATCTATGGCAGACGTTCTCAGGAAAACACTGTAAAGGACTATTTCTATCATACAGCTGATGGGCTATATCACCTGCAACCTCTCAAAGACTGGAAGCATGAAGATATTTGGAAATATATACGTGATAATAACATATATGTACCTCGTATTTACTCACATGCTATAGGTCAAAACGATGGTAGTACTCCTTACAACCTGATATCTCCCGAGAAGTATGATAAGCGTCCTGCAGATCTCATCCTTGATTTCTGCCCATCTACATATAATCGTTTAATTCAAAAAGGTATCATCCATGAGTAAGACGAGAAAAAAGCAGTTTGTAGATGAGAATGTATTCGAGGCAGCTCTCGAGCGTATCAGGTATTGCTATAAGAACCACGACAAGATTATTGTCAATTTCTCAGGAGGTAAAGACAGCACGGCCGTACTCAACCTATGTATCATGGTAGCCCGTGAACTCGGCAAGCTACCGGTGCATGCAGTTTTTGTAGATGAGGAAGCTATCCACCCTACAACTATCGAATATGTAGAGCGTGTTCGCCATCATCCCGACGTAAAACTCGACTGGTATTGTTTACCTGTACAGCATCGTAACGCCTGCAGCAATGAACAACCCTACTGGACATGCTGGAATCCTGAGGAAAAACATCTTTGGGTTCGCGACTTACCTGCACACGCCATCACAGAACACCCGACTTTTAGTTTAGGTATGTCATTTCAGGAATGGATGCAGACAACACACGGGCCTGAACACGGAAAGGTGTGTTACCTCTTAGGTATTCGCACTGAGGAAAGCCTACGACGGTATCGGATGGTGGCCAGCAAGAAAAACGACTCATTCATTACAGCACGAGCGGAGAATAAAAACTCCTATCGTGCTTTCCCTATTTATGACTGGGATAGCTCAGACGTGTGGAAACTTGTCAACAAATTCAATCTTGACTATAACCACACCTATGATCTGCTGAATAAAACAGTCATGCACAATAAGTTTCTCAGGCAACGTGTATGTCCTCCTTTTGGTGAAGAACCACTTCGCGGACTATGGATATATGCAGAGTGCTTCCCTGATCTATGGGATAAAATGATTAATCGCGTTCCCGGTGTAGCTACTGCATGGAGATACGCCAACACCGAGCTATACTCTAACCACGCTAAGCCCGATAACCTGACCTGGAAGGAATATTTCCACTTATTGCTTGAAAACTACGAACCCGAATACAAGGCACTTATCATTAAGAATGTCAACGGGTTAATAAAAAGACATTACAACTGCACTGATGATGATATCAAAGATGACGAACCTCACCCGATATCAGGTGCACACTGGAAATTCTTCGCGAAGATTGCTCAAAAAGGAGATTTCAAAGGCAGGCAGAACCAAGTCATGCAAAACGAGAAAGAACCCGTACTGAAGAAACTCGGCATCACATACGAAGAAGCACTTAAACAATTTGGTAAACGCTCAAAATAACCAAAATGGTAAAGACACAACTTGCAGAAAATACAGATATCTCTCTCGACCTGTTTTCACGTCTTGAGAAAGAACCGATTAGTAATGTATTCTGGGTACACAGAGACGAACTCAACCCGAATCTTTACAATCCTAATAGGATGGCTTCTATAGAATTCAATTTGCTCACTAAGTCCGTTTTAGAAGACGGGTGGTTATTTCCTATATGTGTTTTATCGAAAGATATACACGTCGAAGGACTGACAGAAAATGAATTGAAAAACCGCTACACCATCATTGACGGTTTTCACAGGTATAAGAATTCAGAACGCCCCGAGCTGTACAAGCGTACCGACGGTTTTGTTCCATGCGTTCTACCTACAGGAGATGACCATATAGCCACTACTGTAAGGATGAACAGAATAAAAGGAACTCACACCGTTATCGGTATGGCTGAAATCGTAGGTATTCTACTAAAAGAAGGTCGAACAGTAGAATATATTATGAAAACTTACGGCATGGAGAGTGAGGAAGTATTCCGCTTAGCTAACAGAGTTGGCATCCCAAAGAGCGATATAATCACCTCAGGCGAGTGGTCTAAGGCTTGGAAACCTGAGTAGATGGTCTACAGCGATAAAACAGTGAGTAATGCCTAACAAAGAAAACGTAATACCTCACCAGTGGAAGAAAGGTGAATGTGGCAATCCTAAAGGACGTCCAAAGGGCTCTAAGAACCTGAAGACTATCCTTCGGAAGTGGTTAGATACACATGATGAAATGAAGAATCCTATCACTGGTGAGCAAGAAGTTGTAACAGTTGAGGAAAAGATTGTAGTGGCTCAGATTGGCGCTGCTATCAATGGTGATACCCGGGCTTTCAATGCGGTGATGGACCGTGTATATGGCAAGTCAAGGCAGGCCGTTGAGCTATCTACAGACCCCGACAACCCTCTGACTATTAACAATAATGTGAATGCAGAGGTAGAAGTCGACTACACGAAGTTACCGGACGAGGCATTACTCGCTATTTACAACGCAAGCAAGAAATCTGCTGATGAAACAATCGCCACAAAGAACACAGGCAAAAAAAGCACCACGGGAAAGAACGCCACTAAGGCAGCAAGCAGCAGCGATCAGAAAAAAAGAAAGTAAGCTGCTCAAGTCACTTAACCCGAATGAAGCCGCTGCGGAACTATGCCGTAGGCGGCTCTCTTTCTTTGTAAAAGAGTTTTGGGATGTCATCATCGCTGAGGACTTACATTGGAGCTGGCACATGGATATAGTATGCAATGAGCTGCAAGACTACTATTCTACTGTGTTCATGCAATACAATGAGAAAGGTGAACCTATTGGCAGGCAGCCAAAGAAATACGATGTATTAATCATAAATATCCCTCCGGGTACATCTAAATCAACCATTGCCTCAGTGATGGCTCCTGCATGGTCGTGGACTGTAGACCCTACTCTCAGGCACATAACAGGCTCTTACTCAGGCTCTCTATCTACTGAGCTGGCCATAAAGTCACGTGATATCATTCGTAGCGATAAGTACCAGCTATATTTTGGTATCGAAATGAAGTCCGATGAAGATGGTAAGACGAATTACAAAAACGTATACAATGGACAGCGATACGCTACTTCAGTAGGTGGTACCATCACCGGCATACATGCTCACGTCAAGACAGTCGATGACCCCATCAACCCGAAGCAAGCTGCCTCAGCTATTCAGATTGTGGACGCTAATGAGTGGTATGATAAGACGCTATCATCTCGTAACGTCAATAAGAAGATTACCATCACCGTCCTGATCATGCAGAGGCTGGGAGCTAATGACCTTACCGGGCATCTGCTCGAGAAGCAAAAGAAAGGATTGCGTGTAAGGCACGTCTGCCTACCTGCTACTGTATCTAAGAAAGTAGCTCCTGCAGAATACGCTTCTCATTACATAGACGGTTATCTTGACCCTGTACGCTTAGGACCTGATGAACTCGCTACAGCTAAAATCGAACTTGGTTCAGCTGAGTATGCTGGCCAGTATGACCAAACTCCTGTACCTGAAGGTGGTTTGCTGTGGAAATCAAATTGGTTTATTCCTGTTCCTGATGAGAACTTCCCGAATCGTAAGTTTTTACAGCACTATGGCACAGACTGGGATTTGGCATATACAGATGATGAGGAAAACTCGGCATGTGCTTATGTCAATGCTGGTACGATGAATAACAAGATATTTATCGATGCTATAGATTGGCGTTGGAGTCAATTCCCTCACCTCATACAGTGGATGAAGTCACAACATGCACCTCACTATATCGAAGCTAAGGCAAGCGGTAAATCAGCTAAGCAGACGTTAGTAAATGCTGGTATTCCTGCAATAGAAGTGCCTGTAGTAGGTGGAGATAAAGTAGCACGTACCAATATGGCTACGCCGATAGCTGAGGCTGGTATTGTGTATGTACGTGCATCTATCATCGATAGGCTATTGAATGATAGCAGGCAGGGTATTCTATTCTTCCCACGTGGTAGTCACTCGGATTTAAACGATGCTGTTGTACAATGCTTACAAAGATTAGGAGGTAAAGGCAAAGGTGTAGGTGTAGTAGATGGTACAGAGCATGATGAGGATGACGATATGGATGATGGCTGGGGCTATTAGATGTAATCTATTTAATTACATTATAATTAATTTGAGCTATTTTTGAAAATAAAATAGCTCTTATGGCATCTACAAAGATTGAACAAGCTCTTGATTTACTCGAAACCACTAAGAAAAAGGTTTATGAACTGCTTGCTGAGATACCAGACTTCCAACTCCGTACAGACAATGTTATCGAACGTCTCATTAATGGGATAAAGCACTCACAGGGCATAGCTCCTACGTCTGCAATCAACAGGCCAGCAACACAACGTCAGCCACTTACTAAAGTAGCAGGTATTGAAATAGGCAATACTGCAGTCACATTAACAAAAAAAGCACTGTCGGTAGACAAGAAAGTTGTTGACGACTTCAAGTTTCAAGTACAAAAGGCTTATGATGAGTTCCTGAGCATTGAAAACAGCGAAATGAAGGAACGCTACACACCTGCAGTAGTTCGCGGTGTAGCTGCTATGGCTGGTATCAATGTAACCCCTACAGAACCTAAGAAGATAACGCCTGAGTTCATCGATAAAGTGAAAGCAGCTATCAAAGAAAAGCAAGAGAAAGAGGCTGCATACAAAAAAGCTACCGAGGGTAGTGATGGACAAGGTGCATCGGTTGTAAGTACTGAGGATAACGATGATAACACCTCAAAAGACGGCAAGTAATGGAGTTTACATTCAAAGATATCGACTACAAAATTCCTTCGCTTCTCAGTGAAATAACACTTGGGAAGCGAATAGAGTTTTATAAGCAGTATGGTGCAGCTATCGACAATGAAATCAAAGAGATAGATAAAATATCTGATGAGTTTCTACGCGATGCAGAGGCACAACTCATATATCTGAAGCTGGCCGCTCAATCATTCTCTTTCTTCACAGGCATTCCACTCGATCAGGTGAATGCAGAAATAGCCCTGAGTGATGTAGTTAATATATTCAATGCTAACCTGCAGGTGCTACTACAACAAGAGCAAGACATCAGGTTAGAAACCTCATATCAATTTGCTGGTGAAGAATGGGTTATTGAAGCTCCTGAGTTGACTGCAAAGACGAATATGTCTCTTAATGAGTTTCTACACGCTAAGGAGATAGTAAGGCAATTGGTATCGGTAGGTAGTGGGAACTGGGAGCCGCTGCCCTACCTGTGTGCTATCTACCTGCGTAAAAAGGGAGAACCATTTACAGAGGAGTTAGTGACTGAGGGTAGTGAACGTATCGAGTTAATGAAAACGCTACCGCTTGATATCGCCTTATCGGTAGGTTTTTTTTTGACCGACACAATGAGTTTATACTTAAAAACTTCTCAGTCTTCAAATCAGGCCGAGGAGGCAAAGGACCCGATACAAGTAAGCACTTCGAGCGATGGGGATGGATAACGTTCTTAACATATATAGCTGAGGCTGGCGTATTCAATGTATCCGGTAATGGTCTTACAGCTATAGAGAATGCTAAAAGAGCGAAGCTGTACGATGTGTTAGTCTTCGCAAGTGAAAAGAAAGACTTTCAGGAACTAATGAACAAGTTTTACGAACAACTAAACAAATAGCTTTTAAATCAATCATTATATGTCTAAAAAACCAATGACACAACAGGAATTCGCATCGCTTGTAGATGCTGAGTTTAAAGAGCGTACTGCTACAATCACATTTCCAGCTGATAAGATACCTCCGGGCTTCTTCAGTTATTTGATTGAGGCATTGCGAACTATCAACAGGAAAGATATCAATGCTACGTGGGAGGACATGAAAAGCACGTATGATTTACTGGAAGACTATCGTGAGAAAGACGTTTACACGATGGGCTTTGCTATTAATGCTATCGAAACACGCTCGCCTGATCAGCTGGGGATTAAAAGGATAGACGAATACATCACACTGATGAACGATATGCAACGCATGGCTACAGACTGGAACGAGATAGCTAAACCTCACAAAGCTGCTGCTGAAAACAAAGTAATCGCATTGTATAAAAGAGGTATTGATTTAGTAGTACCAGGAGGCAAATAGTATGCAACAGATTATATCTACAGACGTTACACCAACACTATACTGGGTTATAGCCATAGCAGCACTGTGTACTATGGTTTTTTGTGTTGTATTCCTGAGATACCGGGAAGATATCGATAATCAGGAACATCTTCCTGACGTCGGGAAGATGATACCAGATGATGTAGATAATGAACTTGCTAAACGTGTTGCTATTAGGTTTGAAGATGTAGCTAAAAAAGCTATGATTTGGACAGATGAGGACATGATAAATTTTGCTAACCACTGCGTGCAGAGATATCGCACGTTAGGCTATATCAAAGCCAAAAAGAAAACATTACATGAATGGTTAATTAAAAACGCATCGACATGACACATTCAAATGAACTATTTCTTTCAGGCCTGTTTGAGAACATTTTAAAAACCTCCACTACTATTAGTGGCAGGTTTTTTCCCGTTAAGAACGGTACTGAATTGAATGAAACAAACGTAGGCCAGCTAATAACCGACACGCTCGGAGGGCTGGCTAAGCTTCCTAAAAAGTACCCATGTGTGCTATATATGCCTCCGTTTGAGCTTGTAGGCGCTGGCATGAATGGGTTCTCTCTCTTTACAGTAGATATGTTCTTCTGTACTAATTCAGGCATCAAAAGTGATGCGTCTGACGGCTTCACTAACCTTCAAAACAATACTTCTACTCACACAGTAGAACAGGATTGGAAGGATATGAGGCAGGTAGCAGGCGACTTCCGAGCCATGGTTAAGAAGATGATGAAGGACACACGTGTGAAGAATATGCTGCAACACCCATCTGATAAACCCGATATATATCAGCGTTTCTCAGGTATAGGCACTGATAACTGTAATGGAGTATGGTTGAAATTCTACATCAACCTGCATACTAAGCCGTGTAACATAGTGGATTATCCTAATGATGGTAACACTGCAGATATAGAAGTACCTGAAATATTTCCTCACCCTTTACATGCTATGTAATGACACTAAGAAGTATAGCGGAGAAGATACCCGACAATGTAAGAGAGCAGCGTCTCATGATAGAATCTGACCCTATAGGTACAGCTCAACCATATAGTGGTGATAAAAACATGCAACTACTGTTTACGATATGGTTCGAATTCATAGAGCCAAACTCAAAGGGTGACTTAGGGTGTCCCAACTGTTTAAATCGCATACTGCAAAACTTCAAATCACTGAAAGAGGTGCTATTAAGTATGCATCACGAATATTTACTCATACAATCTCTGAAATCATGATTTTCACGTATAGCGGTACAGACTACGTTCTACCTGACAGCCTGCACGACATTCCACTCAGTAAACATATCGACTGGCAGAATACCTATGGGTATGAGTTAGATAGGTGGAAAAAGACTATAGATGCCATGGATGACGTGACAACTAAGACGCTCGAGATAGCACTGCTTTTTGTAGATAGGATGCAAAAAGCATTATCATTTTATACAGGTATTCCTTTGAGTGAGGTAGTAAGCAGCATCGATATGTATGATGTTGTCTATAACTATACCGTATCTGCCATTATTAAGGCTGTAGAACGCAATACGCCGCTTATGGAGCCCCCTTTGATGTGGGATGATACAGAGTATCACCTGTATGCTCCGAGCGAATCAGTAAGCGAAACAATCACACAGGATGAATTTAATGCGACCTGTTTGATTGCCACATATTGCCGAGAGATATCAGACGGCAATTATGTAAACATGATACCTGTAGTTGCTGCATATCTGAGGCTTGTAGAAGAGCCGTTTTCTGCTGATCTGATAGCTCCTGAGGGTGTAAGATGCACATTGTTCCAAGACCTTCCACTTGACTTAGCTCTTTATACGTTGGGTAACATGAATTACACTGAGATGAACGATATAATTCAGCAATACATCACTGACCAAACTACATAGTATGAACAACGATAGGGATATCATAGAGAAAGCGAGTAAGATACTTGACGAAAGTCTTGCCGAGGAGCTGAAAGGGCAAGGACACTATTTAACCGGTGCACTGCAGAATAGTATCAGCCATGATACCGTACAGGGTAGTAATGAAACATCATCTACCGGTTATGTCTTGAAGTATGGGTTATATATGCACTATGGTGTAAAACCTGCTAAGATTCCGTTTAATCCGGGCAGTGGTGCAAAATCATCGAAGTACATAGATGCATTGATTAATTATTTCAAGTTGCGTGGCCTGAGTGACAAAGAAGCTAAGTCTGCAGCATTCGCTACAGCAAAAAAGCATAAAGAGGAAGGCATGCCTACAAGTGGTAGTTACACATATAGCAATAATGGCAGACGCCTCGCATTCATCAAAGAAGTAGAAGATGGCAAGGGTAAAAAGGCTGATAAGGTAATCCGTACAGGAATAGACAACAACGTTTCAAAGACTTTCAATAAAACAAAATCAGAAACTATATCATAATGGCAATCTTAACTTATTACACACCGATACAGGTTGGGGGTATATATGCAGCATACAACCCTATAGAATTCAATGTATTCGTATCGTCACAAAAGGAAGTGGTGTATTGTGACGTATATATGAATGGCTATTACTATAAGACTTTATCGTCTACCATGCCAATACCTGCTTCTGCTACCACGCATTACTTCGATATTCAGAGCGTAGTGCAGGAATTCCTTACTCATAGTCTACCCTACCCGAGAGCTGCGATAATATTGCAAGGCTCGTCACCTATTAATACATATAATGGCGATAGTTGTGTAATGGCGGTAGTACAATGTAGGTTTCGCGGTTCTACTGTGTCAGCTACAGGTGTAATAACTCCTGAAACGCCTATACCTGTACAAAGGACAGTCGATACACTTCCAGTAGATGGCGGTGGTACCGGTGGTCCGATATTCTTTGTTGTGAATTCAGCTCTGCAGCATGAAGAAAACCTATCTCTTGAGGAAAACCTCAAATACTATAGGTCCATTCCTATTACAGCTGGTGCTTATGCTCTTGAGCAATCAGCACGCATTTACGGCATGAGTAATGCAGAAGCCTACAATCTGTACAAAGATGACTATGCACTCTATCCATTCATAATATGTGATAACGGTTGGGGCGCTGTAATTGTAGGACCTGGTTCACCTCCTACATCACCGAACCCAAATAGGATATGTGAAGTAAGGATAATGGCTGTAAACAATGCAGGTGTAGGCACTGCATACATACCGGGTGATAATACCTTCCGCATCCAACTAACTACAAACAGGCTGTATTACCTGCCTATCGGGCATGCAAATATGAAGCTGATGCCTAACTACAACACTATTCCGTGGGATACCATAAAATACTACTATGTAGTACTATGGGACACATTATATAACAGGGTAGTACTATATAGCCCGAAGATTACACTGAGGCAAACGCCTGAGATGAGGAAAAGGCTATGGTATCTCAACAGAATGGGCATGTTTGAAGCTATCTCTTTTTCAGACTATACAGAAACTGTTACAGTGAAATCATCATTGAAACAAGCAGTAAGGCCTATGATGCAAGGCTTTACTACTAATAAACACTTAGGTGGTGTAGAAAGGAATAACGTGCGAAGCAATGAGGTAGTAAGTGTTATAGGCAGTTTTGAAGAACAGGAAATGACGGCCATAGAGCAGCTATTGACCTCTCCTAAGGTGTATGTCGAATGGGAAGGAGTTACACCAAAGGCAGGCCTTGTAGGCGCTCAGAGCATCGCTCCTCAGCTGATACCTGTTAAAATAAAAGACAGCGATATCGACAAGAAGAAGATAGATGACCGCTTCGCTTATGATGTAGCTATTGT